ATCGACACTCGCGATTTTGACGCCAAGGGATTCATCATCAACCACGGCACGACCGCTTCGTCGGCCGACACGACTTCGGTTATCGTTTACGAAAGCGCCGCTGCCACCGGCGGCTTCACTTCCGTCGCCGATTCCGACCTTCTCGGAACCGAAGCGGCGGCTGGTCTTCCGGCGGGCGCACGCGCTTCCGGCACGACCATGAACATCTCGAAGAAGATCGGCTACATCGGCACGAAGCGTTATCTTCGTGTGCGCCTGTACGGCACCGGCCATGCAACTGGCCTTGTGTCTGCCGACTTCGTCGGCATGCTGGCGCGTCGCGAGCCGGTCGCGTCGTAATGCTGCGTTCGGGTGAGAGACAGGTCGCGGCCAATGTCGAAGACATTCGTCGCGATCACACCGCGCGCTATGAATGGTCGATCCGTATGCTTCCGCCGAAGTGCAAGGTCTTGGATCTTGCATGCGGCGTCGGCTACGGGTCGGACATTCTTGCGGCAGCCGGCCATAAAGTCACCGGCGTCGACATTTCTGCCGAAGCGATCGAGTATGCCAAGCAGCACTACTCGAAGCACGGCGCGGAATTCATCTGCGCGGATGCGCGCAATCTCGACCTGATGGGATTCGACGCCGTCGTTTCCTTCGAAACGCTGGAACACGTCGAAGATGCCGGCAAGCTGCTGCGCATGTTCCGTTCGACCGGCGCGACGATCCTGCTGGCGTCGGTTCCGAACGAAGACGTTCTGCCATACCGGCAGCCGGACGGGTCGACGATCAAGTTTCACCATCGCCACTATCGGCCGGCCGAATTTGCCGAACTGCTGCAGGCAAATGGCTGGAACATTCAAGGCAAATGGGGCCAAGCCGGGCCGACCTCGCTGGTCGAAGCTGGCGTCGACGGCCGCACGCTGGTCTATAGCTGCGAACGTGCGAAGGATGACCCGAAGGTCGTCCCGATCGAGGAAACGCGCCAGCGGCCGCCTGTGGCCGAACGTGACGTGCCTGAACACGTCGTCATCATCGGCCTTGGTCCGTCTTCGTCGGCATATATGGATCTGGTCAAGCGACTCGGAAACCGGCACGTCTTCGCGGATGAAGTGTGGGCGATCAACGCAATGGCCGACGTGGTCAAGTGTGATCGCATCTTCCACATGGACGACCTGGAGATACAGGAAGCGCGCGCGGCCGCGCAGCCGGGCAGCAATATCGACCATATGATCCGCTTCCTGCGCACGCATCCGGGTCCGATCTACACAAGCCGACTCCGGCCGGTTTATCCGGGCCTTGTCGAATTCCCGCTTGAAGACGTGCTTAACAATGGCGGCTTTCCTTACTTCAACAGCACGGCCGCCTATGCGATCGCCTACGCGGTCCACATTGGCGTCAAGAAGATTTCGCTTTACGGCCTCGACTACACGATGCCGAACGTCCACAGCGGCGAGCAAGGGCGCGGCTGCTGCGAATTCTGGATCGGCTTGGCGATGGCGCGCGGCGTCGAAATCAACGTTCCAGAACAGTCGTCACTTATGGACGCTTGTGTCTCGGACGACCTGCGCTTCTACGGTTACGACTGCGTCAATGTCCTGCTGGACGAAGGCGAGTCCGGCGTCAAGGTCGCCTTCGAGCCGCGGGAGAAGATCCCGACCGCGGAAGAAATCGAACGCCGCTACGACCACAAGCGGCCGACAAACAACCTGCTGCGAAAGTGACTCCGATGCTAAAACCAATTCGGACAGTCGCACCGGCGGCGACCATAATCACGTCAAGCGAAGCCAAGGCACAGTCCGATATCACTTACGCCGGCGACGACACCATGATCGCCGGAATAGTGAACGCGGTTTCGGAACTGCTGGACGGTTACACCGGCCTGCTTGGCCGCTGCCTTGTCAATCAGACTTGGAAGGTCGAACTTGATCGCTGGCCGGTCGATTTCATGCTGCATCTGCCGTTTCCCGACGTGTCGTCGATAACGTCGATCAAGTATTGGGATTCGGCTGGAACGCAGCAGACGGTTTCAAATACCCTGTATGCGCTACACGAAGGCGCAAGCGGGTCGTTCGTCCGGTTCAAGGAAGACTTCTCCGCGCCGAACTTCGACGACGACCGGGCGAATCCGATCGAAGTCATTTTCGTCGCGGGGTACGGGGCCGCGGCGTCTGCCGTGCCGGCGCCGATCAAGACCGCGGCGCTGCTGCTGTTCTCGCATCTGTACGAAAACCGCGAAGCGACAACGCCGGTCGCCATGACCGACTTGCCGCTTGGCGTTCAGATGTTGCTGGAACCGTACCGCCGGCGCCGGTTGTAGGGCGGCGCTTAAAGCGCCGCCTTCCAGTAATCTTCGTTTGTCAGTTTCGCATGCGTGGCCGGTTCGAACGAGATGCCGCGGCCTTTGGTGTAGCGGCCAGAACGGTCGTCGCGACCGAAGTATGAGTCGACGCGGCCATTGCGAAGCTTCACATGCGCGGGCCACGGCTTATTCGATGTGACATAGCGGCCGACAAAGCCGGCGACGGCAATCATGTTGTCGAAGTCTTCGTGAAGGACCGCGACAAGCGGTTCTGCGTGGCAGTTCGTCATAACCGTGCCGACCTTGCGGCCGTACTTGTTGACGCCGGTTGCCTTGAAGGTGTCTGCGTAAATTTCGATTTTCATTTCCGTGTCTCCTTGCTTCGATAGGTATATAATACCTAATACCGCACAGAACGCAATAGGGAAAATGCAGAAAGTCGAAAAAAATAGGGCGGCTTTCGCCGCCCTATGTTTCAGGCAACCTTCACGACGATTTCCGGCTTCACTTCGAGCGGCTTTCCGTCTGCTTCAAAGCCGCCAGTGTGCCACGTCACTTGGTCGACGCCAGTGTTCGAAAGGTCGAAGACGTTTAGCTTGACCTGCGCGCCTTTCTTGAAACCGCCGAACACGTCGGCGAAATCCTTGGCTTCTGCCCAACACCTAGAAATTGCCTTCGCCCGGTCTTTGGACCGGCCATAGCAAGATCCACCCATGATGAAGACGACGGCAAGAAAGTCAGAGTCATTGGCTTCCATTCTGGATTCCTTTTCAGTTTTCAAAGAGCAGTCGGATTATCCCGACAAGGTATAATATACCACACTTCGAATTGAAAGTCAAGGGCTATTCAATGCGCGCTGGCAAGCTTCGAACCTTGGCGACCTTCCAGTCGCAGGCGGAAACGACCGATAACTACGGCGGCCACACGGTCGCGTGGACTTCGGTCTATACGAACGTGCCGTGTGAATTCCGGGCGACGCTCGGCAGCGAAGTCGTCGAAAGCGGGCGCATCGAAGAACGCCTGACCGCCGTCCTGACTGCGCGGGCGAAGGCGGTCGCCGGGGTTGCTGCAGACTACCGAGTCTTGATCGACAGCGTCGCTTGGAACATTCGCCAAGTGATTCCGATCGGGCAGCGCAGTCAGACGGTCGACTTCGTGATCGAACGCGCCGGCGACGGGGTCGCGACATGACGATCAAGTATTCGGTCCCGCGCAAGACGGAATTTTTCAACCGCCTGCGCTCGACAGTTCCGGGCATCGAAGAAGCGGTCAAAGACGCGACGATCGTGTCCGCGAAAGAGATGGTCGAAAAGGCGCGGGCGCTGGCGCCCGAAGTCGACGGCGATCTCCGCAGAAGCATTGGCTACACGGTCGGCCAGTACCGCCCGGCGAACGCGAACGTCCGCGGCACCACGGCGCGCGGCGGCGAGAATGCCGTCACCGTGCACGCCGGCGACGCCAAGGCGTTCTATGCAGACTGGATTGAATTCGGCACCGCGAACAGCGGCAAGCGGCCTTACTTTTATCCGGCCTATCGCCTGCTGCGCCGGAAGATCAAGGGCCGGATCTCGCGCGCCATGACGAAGGCAATCAAGCGGAAGGGCTTCTGAAATGAAATCGGCGGAAGTCCAGAAGGCGATTTACACGGCGCTGACCACGGCCAACATTTCTGGCATCAAGCACATTCGCGACACGCCGATCGCCAAGCCGTCAGACGACGACTTTCCATTCATCGAAATCGGCGCCGGGCAAACGATCGCGGCCGACGCAGGCGGCGACAATGGTATCGAAGAATACATCGACCTGCACTGCTACAGCCGCGCGCGCGGGCAGAAGGAAATCAAAGTCATCATGGAAGCGATCTACAACGCGCTTCACCATGTAACCCTAAGCGTTACCGGCCGGACAACTTCGTTCTGCTGGTTCGAAGACGGGCGCACACTGACGGACGCAGACGGACTCACAAGGCACGGCGTCCAAACATTCAAGATCAACCATCGCAGCTAAAAGGATCTCGCTATGTCGATGAAAGGTTCTGCCCTTCTGTTGAAAAAGGGCGCATTGGCGTCAACCGCTGTCACCATCGGCGGCTTTCGCACCACGTCCTTCACCATCAATTCGGAAACCGTCGAC